ACCGGCCTGATCGGCGCGGAGCCGGTGAAGAACATGAACAGCCACCCCGGCGACGCGATGCGCTACGGCGCGGCGGTGCTTTACCCGGTCGGGAAGATGGGGCAGGCCCGCCAGAACGTGCTCGGCGGCCCGGCGCAGCCCGGGGCCCAGGGTTACTTCGCGGAGAAGGGTCGCGGCGGTGCGTTGCAAATCGGGCCAGGACCGGGTAAAATGTGGCCCGGCGCGAAGCCCCTGCCCTCGTAACACAAGGAACCCACATGGCTACGATTTCTGGCAAGCCCGTTGACGCTTACGATGGCGGCTCCGCCTATGTCTGGGCCGCCCTGGCCGATACGGACGTGGGTGGCGCGGTGCGGCTCAACGGCCGAGGCGCGACGGTGAGCGTGGACGGCAGCTTCGGCACCAGCGGCGCGATCAAGTTCGAGGGCAGCAACGACGGGACCAACTGGTTCCCGCTGACCAAGGACGGGACCAACGCGCTCTCCTTCACGAGCGCCGGGGGCGGTAACATCTACGAGCGGCCGGTCTATATCCGCGCGAACAAGGGTGCGGGTTCTGGCTACGCGCTCAACGCCCGCGTCTCGATCTGGCAGTAAGGCAAGCAGCACCCAATGGCGAACCCCTTCTTCCAGCCTAGCCTGGAGCCCGAGCAAGAGCCCTTGAAGCTCGGCCAGACCCCTTCGGTCGAGCAGGCTATGGAGCTTGTCGAGGCCGTGACGACCTACAAGCGTGAGGCGGAGGAGGCCCGCCGTGGTGGACCGAACGGGCGCGACGGTAAGTGGGACGAGAACCTCGACCTCTACTGGAACCGCTACAACTTCACGGCGAAGGAGAGCTGGCAGGCCAAGGTCGTGATGCCGGAGGTCCCGCAGTTTGTGGACCGCTTCGCCGCAGCGATGAAGGAGGCCCTGGTCTCCGCCGATTTCTACACGGTTATCGACCCGTCCGACCGCGACAACACGCTCACGTCGGCGGTCAAGAACATGACCAACGTGTGGCTGAGCATGTGCGGGCGCAACCAGCTCGGCACTCCGCTCGACTTCCCCGCCGTGTTCGAAGAGCAGATGAAGCTCGGCGCGCTCATGGCCTGCTCGTCCGTCACCGGCTGGGAGCCGGACGGCAAGGGAAGTGGCCGGGTGACGCTGGAGACGGTGGACCCGCGCCGCATCTGGATCGACCACACCTACCGCAACCTCTACCGCATCCGCCAGATCGAGATGGATCGCTCCCAGCTCGGCTCGCTGCTATCGCAGAAGGACAACCGGGGCGACCCGATCTACAACATCGGTGAGGTCGGCCGGCTCATTCGCGACACCGGGTACGGGATCGAGGCGGAGCTTGCCGCCCTGACCGGCTACGGCCAGCAGATCACCAGCGCCCGAGGGCCGGTGTTGCTTGACGAATACTATGCGACGGTCGTTCGGAACGACGGCACGGTGCTGTGCGACAAGGCGCTCATCGTGGTGGCCAACGACAAGTACCTCGTGCGCGGCCCGGAGGCCAATCCTTTCTGGCATGGCAAGGATTGGGTCTCCTACACTCCGCTCGTCACGGTGCCGCTCTCGGTCTATGGGCGGAGCTATATGGAGGATTTCGGCAAAATCGCCCAGACCTTCAACGACCTGACGAACCTGATCCTCGACGCCGTTTACGTCTCATCGCTCAACGCCTTCGCTATCGTGCCGGAGATGCTTTCTAACCCCGAGCAGCTTGCGGGTGGCGTCCATGCCGGCAAGACCTTCTTCCTGGAGCCGGGCTTCAACGCGAAGGACTTTGCCCAGGCCATCGAAACGGGGTCCATGAACCAGCAGGCGTTCCAAATCTGGAGCGCCATCAAGAACGAGCTGCGCGAGGCGGCAGGCATCAACGAGATTGGGCTGGGCCAATTCGCCCCCAAGGGTCGGACCTCCGCGACGGAGATTAGCGCCACTTCGCAAAGCAGCAGCGCGCTGATCCGCAGCGTGGCCCAGACCGTCGAAACCCGGTGGCTGGACCCGACCCTCGACAACATCTGGAAAACCGGCGTGCAGCACGTTGGCCGTAACGACGCGGTTCTCCGCGCAGCGTGCGGGGAACAGATGTTCGACGCGCTGTGGCAGCACCGCAAGGAGCTGGTCTCCCGGCCGATCACCTTCCAGGCACGCGGGATCAGCAAGCTGATCGAGCGCAGCTCCAAGCTCCAGATGCTCATCCAGATCATGCAAGTCGCGGCGAGCAACCCGGTCCTGCTCCAGGCCTTTATGAAGCGGGTTTCGATTGACAAGCTGGTCGATCAGTTCTTCGTCCTATCTAACATCGACCCCGACAAGCTCCAGATGAGCGAGCGCGACGCCCTGGTGCGTCAGATCGTGGAGCCGGTCGAGCAGGCCCGGCAGGCGGCTATCGAAGCTGGCCCGCAGGCGCAGCAGCAGCCCGAGGGTCCGGGCGCGGCGGAGTTCGGTCAGGCGGCCAAGCTCCTCGGCCTCTCCGGGGACGGTGCTGGCGGTGACGGGGGAGGGCAGTAATGGCCGGCACTGACATTCTCGGCAACCCGTTCGCCAACTTCCTCCGGCAATTCGCGGGCCTGGGCCGGCTCAGCAACAACATTGACGACCGCCGGGCGCTCGCCCAGCCTACCGATGCGGGCAACTATGGGGCGAAACGGGACTACGGGCCCATCCCGAAGGAGGACGAGCTGGCCAATACGAAGGCCATGCTGGTCCAGATGATGACCGGGAGCGGCATGACCCCGCCCGGCTGGCAGCCCACGCCTCCCGCGAGGCCCCCGGGCAGCGTGACGAGCGAAGATGCGATGGCCGCGATCCTCAACGACATTGCCAGCGACCCTAACAAGTACAAGGCCCCGCAGTACAAGGGCAGCGCGGCGCAGAAAGCTGGCGTCGGGCTCGACAATGCGAAGCATTGGCAGCTCGTGCTCGACCTGATCCAGAACGGCAGCTTCCCCAAGCTCAACTATAACAGCCCCTACGAGGGCCTGAGCATCGCGGATTACCTCCGCGCCATAGGCTTGGACAAGAGCGTGCCGCCGAACCCCAGGCCAAACCCGCGCCGCTAGGCCCTTGACGCCGCTCTCCGGGCGCTCTACATGCGTTTAAACGGAGAGACCCATGCCACGACGGCCCGTAAACAGCGACAGCACCTTTGAAGAGGCGCTTGACGACCTCATCCAGGAGCACCGGGAGGGCGGCGAGTGGCTCGATTTCATCATCCGGGCGCTTGAGTACAAGCTGATCGCCCTCCGGGAGGAGAAGGATGAGTGATCTGGGGTCAATTCTCGGGGTACAGCGCAGCGCTACAGGTGTTAATGCACTGGACCTCGCCCTGCCGGAGCTGCACAACGACACCGAAGCGCAGCTCAGGGCTATTGAAAACCGTATTCAGACGCTTCTTGCGGGTGGAAAGCTGACGCCGGACCTTGCACTACAGGCCTGGATAGAGTACATCACCCTGCGAAAGCAGATCAACCGCCTCACTAGCCGTGTAAAGGCGGCCAGCCAAAGCCAGAGGAGCTAATACATGGCGAAAAAGACCCCTAAGCAGACCCCGACCCTGGGTTTCTTCGAAGCAATGGCCCAGCAGGGCCCGTTCGCGGGCTTCGGCGGCGAGCAGACCAAGCAGGAGCCGGCGAAAACGGGCGTTGGCCCGACGATTGCCGAGCTACAGGCCCAGCTCCGCGAGCAGAACGCCCGGCTGGAGGCCTTCCAGCGCGAGCGGACCCTCCAGAGCGTCGCCCTGGCGGCCCCGACGCCCCAGGTACGGACCCAGGAGGACCCGAAGATCGGTCAGGTGGACCTCAGCGGCCTCCCGGACCCGGTTGCCGACTTCGAAGGCTACCAGAAGGCGCTCTCGGAGCGCATTTCGGGTGCAATCCAGACCGGCGTCAAGACCGGGATCGAGCGGCACAGCTCCGCGCTGACCGCCGAGCAGGAAGCGAAGCAGAAGGTGGACGCGCTGTTCACCGATTTCTCCAAGCTCAACCCGGAGTACGGCAAGAACGCCGACCGCGTGGCCTTCGCCGCCGAGAAGGCGGTCCGCGAGGCGCAGGCCCGAGGGCTGGACGGCCAGAAGTACATCTTTGGGGCCCGCGACCAGTTCTTCAAGGACGTGCAGGCGCATTATGACAGCGTGTTCGGCAAGCCGACCGCGCCGCAGGAGGAGGACGAGGGCGATGAGGGTGACGATACCGGCGCGCTGTCGGACCGGACCCTGGAGCAAGCCGCGACTGACGGTCGCGCTGTCGCCGTGTTCGGCGGATCGCCGGGCGGGAAGGGCAAGGGTGCGGCCCAGCAGCAGGAGCAGAAGGGCGACCTCCTCTCTGACCTCAAGGAGTTGCAGCAGAAGAGTGGGTTCTTCTAGAACCGGAGGCGTTTAAACGCGCCCCTACTTGACATGGCCCCGTAATAGAGGCTAGAATTGCGCCGTAATCCAGCGTCGGGTTGCGGCGCTCTTTCTTAGGGAACACATTCGCCCCATGTCTTGGCAGTTCGATATCCCCTCGGGGACCTTCAAGAACCACGCGCTCAGCACCGACATTCGCCGGGCCTCCATCCCGGACGTGCAGACCATGCGCTTCCTTCGCCCCGAGCCGGGCTTCGGCAAGGGCAAGGGTGAGAGCGTCACCATCACCCGCATCCTCTCGCTGCCGCTCGCCCGTCGAGTGAGCGAGAACGAGCGTCTGCCCTCGGGCCGCCCGGCCATTGAGACCAAGACGGTCGGCGTCTCGCAGTGGGGCTTCAAAATCCCCATGACCGAGTTCGAGAAGAACCTCTCGTTCTTCGATCTGTCCAACCCGTTCCAGTCGGCCCTCCGCGACCAGATCGCCCTCACCATGGACGTGATGGGCGCAGACGCGATGAAGCTGACCCCGGTCAAGTATACCCCGACCGCAGCGGGCGCTACCATCTCCACCACGGGCACCCCGGGCGCGGTTTCCGACCGTAACCTCGCCGTCCAGGACCTCCGCCGCATCTATGACGAGCTTTCCAGCTCGCTCCTGGTGCCGAAGTTCCGCAACGGCAAGTACGTCGGCATCCTCTCGACCCGCGCCGCGCGCGGTATCAAGAACGACCCTGAGTACAAGGATTGGCTGGCCCCCGGCTCGCCGGTTCCGTTCCTCACGGGCCAGCTCAAGGACGTTGAGGGCTTCTCGCTCTTCGAGAGCAACCACGTCGAGGCCTTCGCTGACCTCGCCGGCACGTCCACGACCACGGGTGAAGCCGTATTCTTCGGCGCTGACGCGGCCGGTCTCGTCCGTGTGATGGACCCGGAAATCCGCGCCGGTATCCCGGAAGAGCTGGGCACCTTCCGTGAAATCGGTTGGGTTGGTGCTCTTGAGGCCTTCCTGGTCTGGGAGAAGGCTTCGCAGGCCCGCATCGTCCACGTTACCAGCCTCTAAGGAGCCGCAGCACCCATGCACGACAATCTTAACCTCCGCGCTTACCAGACCGCTTCGGTCTCGGTCGCGAGCACCGGCGACAAGGCGCGGTTCGCCCCGTCTTACCCGATCCGCGTCCGGCGCTGGGGCTTCATCAACCTCGATACCGGTGCCGTGGACGTTGGCGCTGGCCTCGTGGTCTCGCTCGACAAGCGCCCGACCACTGGCTCCGACACCAACCGCGTCGAGCTGGACACCATCTCGACCGGCACGACCGACGTGGCGGTGGGCAAGGGCCTCTACAGCGAGTTCGCCAACGGCTTCAACGGCCAGAGCGTCTCGGCCATTGATGGCTCGACCATCAACGTCGCGCCGAGCCACCCGGACAACGTTCCGCCCTACCCGACCGAGGTCAACCCCGGCCAGGAGCTGGTTTTCGAGGTCAAGGACGCGGCCGACACCGCCGGCGCAGCCGTCGAGTTCTTCATCCACTACGAGGAGAACCCGTGGGCTGACGGCACCGAGCAGAACCCGCGCCTCGCGAACATGACCAAGGTGGCGAGCTAATGTCCCTGCACGGCAGCTTCGACCGCACTAAGCTCTTCTCGGAGCTGGGAAACCTGGATGATTGGGGCTCCGGCCCCGTCACCCCGGCGTCCAAGCGGCAGACCGCTCTCCGCAACCTGACCGGCGATGCCAACTTCACCATCGCCCAGCTCGTTGCCCTCTCCAACGTCACGCCCGGCGCTGCGGCGGCCTCCAAGGCTGTCGTGCTGGACGCGAACAAGGACGTGGCGACCCTCCGCAACGTCACTGCCGGCGTCTATCGCTCGTCTCTCGCGGGCTCCCCGCTTGTGGACAGCACCGCCGGTGCCAAGACCTACGCCGCTGCCGACGTGCTCTCGGGCCTCATCGTCCGCGATCCGAACGGTGCCGGCCGCACGGACACCTTCCCGACCGCTGCCCTTCTCGTGGCCGCGATCCCGGGTGCCGCCGTGGGCGACAAAATCCGCTGCAAGATCGTGAACAACGCTGACGCGGCGGAGACGATCACCCTCCAGGCCGGCTCGGGTGGCAGCTTCGGGGCGACGCAAAAGACGCACACCATCGCGCAGAACGCCTCGCTGGAAGTAGTGATCCGCCTGACCAACGTCACCGCCTCGTCTGAGGCCTATGTGATCTACGACTAAGACCTTCGGCTCTTGAATTAGCCGATCTGGGGACCTAGCTTATTGGACAAAGCTGGTCCCCTTTTCTTTTACCCCAGGAGAACAAATGCCCCAGCACATCGATTATGACCGTGGTGTACACAAGCGGACCGGCCCAGGCGGGATCGAGGTCTATATGTACAAGGACGACCCCGGCGTCTACCTCAACGCCTATGGCACACCGCTGCCGGAGAGCATCGCGGAGGCCGCCGGCTTCGACGTAGCCACGAACCGCAAGGCGAAGCTCAAGAAGGAGCGGGTTGCGGCTGCGCTGCGCGCGGTTGACGCGGACCTCGCTTCGCTTGAGGGTGAGCCGGATGCCGAAGAGGTCGTGACCAAGGAACAGGATGGTTGGAAGATCATCGATATCGGCCTCGGCCGCCGGTTGATCAAGGACCCGGAGGGGAACCAGATCACGCCGCAGTCGATGCCGCAGGAACAGGCCGAGAGCCTGCTCGCCCAGCTCGCCGGACCGCCTAGCACGGTCCCGGAGAAGGAGGCCAAGCAGAAGCCGAAGGCCAACGAGAAGCAGGGTAGCTCAGCGGCCTAGAGCAACGGGCTCATAACCCGAAGGTCGGCGGTTCAAGTCCGCCCCCTGCGTCCAACCCGGGGCCCTTCTACCAAGAGGGGCCCCATGCTATACTAGAGCCATGCCGACACTCTCCACGCTCAAGACCCGCGTTCTGACCCGCCTGATCGATACGCCCGCCACGGTGCAGGCCGAGGTCGTGCAGCTCCTCAACGACGCCATCCGGCTCGCAGAGGACACTCACGACTTCCAGTGCATGGAATACACGGCGGCCTACGTTACGAGTGAGGGCTTCGCCAGCATCGGGGCCAAGCCGGCGGATTGGAAGAAGGCTCGCGGGAAGCCGTACCGGCAGACCGACCTCGGCAACCAGCTCCAGCTCGCCACGGTGGAGCAGCCGCAGCAGACCATCGGGGTCTACAATGCGGGTGACGTGGGTGCTCCGCGCATCATTATCGAGAGCGACCCCATCGGGGCGAACAACACCCGCACGTTCCTGGTGCAGCCGATCCCGGACGGGTTCAGCGATTACACGGACGGCGAGTACCGCATCTACGTCCCCTACTACCGCTACCTTCCCGACCTTGGGGAGAGCGACAGCAACTGGTTCACGGACAACGGCTCGCTCTACCTCATCGCCGCCGCGACCAGCGCGGGCTTCGCACTGAACGAGGATGAGCAGCGTGAGGCGCTGTGGGCCCAGAAGATGCAGGGTCATCTCCAGCAGCTCGTCTCGCTGGACAAGCGGGCTCGCGTCGCGCGTGTCGGTTCGCTCTTCCCCAATTACGCCGGTGTCCGGCCGCCCCATGTAGAGGTCTGAGATGGCGAAGGGGACCGCAATCCTTCGCCCCAACTTCGGGCTCTATCTCGACCGGGCCCCGCTCACCGCGCCCAATCAGGCTGTCGTAGACGGCATGAATTTCCGGGTGCGTAATGGGTCCCTGTCGGACATTGGGCTCGGCTACACGCGCTTTGGCTCGATCCAACTAGACGGCCCGGTCAAGTTTATCGAACGTTTCGCTCGCCGTGACGGCGTGGTCAAGAATATCATCGGCACGCCCACCTCGCTCTATTCCCTCAACTACGGGGCCGCGACGGTCGCCTATCTCAACCCGCGCTACGAGACCGGGACCATCGCGGTCTCGAACGCGAACCCGGCCGTGGTTACGGGAACGGGGACGAGCTTCGTCACCGCCGGCATCAAGGCCGGGGATAAGGTCTACATCGGAGCCTCGGGCCGCACCGACCCGTCCGGGACGTGGTACACGGTCGGCAGCGTGACCGACAACACGCACCTGACCCTCACGACTTCGGTTCCGGGCACGCCCCTCTCGGGCCAGAGCTATACCATCGTCCGTATCTTCCAGGCCAACACGCTCACGCACTGGTCTACCCAGGTTTTCATCAACGATGCCGTCTCGGGGGATGACCTCTGGATGGCGACGAACGGGCTCGATTGGGTCATCTCATGGAACGGTGACGCGGATCAGGTTACGCTCAACAGCGCGCTCGGCTTCACCTGTCAGAAGCTCATCGTCTATTCGAGCATGATGATCTACCTCAATCTCGTGCAGAGCGGTGACAACCTCCCGACCGACATGATCAACAGCGACGTGGGCTCGCCACTCGACGTGGCTGGCGGGCTCTCGGAACAGTTCCGCGTCCACGCCGGGGCCGACGCTGTGATCGACGCCGAGCTGCTCGCGGACAACCTCGTGATCTATTCCCAGCGCGGCGTCCACCTGTGCCAGTTTGTGGGCGACCCGCTGATCTTCGCCTTCCGCCGCGCGGTTGCGGGTGTGGGCCCGGTGGCCTATGCCGTCGTGGCTAACTTCGGGGACTATCACGAGTTCCTGGGCGCGGACAGCATGTACAAGTTCGACGGCTCGACCCTTGTCCCTTCCGCGACCCAGGTGTGGCGGGCCAAGCTGCCGTTCCGCTCCGTCGCCAACGGGCCGCTGTCCTTCTGCTTCTTCGATGAAAGCGCGAACGAGCTGCTTTGGGCCATCCCCTACAACGATGACCCGGACAGCTCGCAGCCCAACTACGCCTACGTCGAGCACTACAGCGAGCAGATGCCCCAGAACGTCCCGCAGCCGTGGTCCGTGCGCCAGTTCCCGTTTACGGCGGTGGGCGAGATTACGTCCTCCGCGACCCAGCTCTGGTCCACGCTTTCGGGCACCTGGGAAGATCAGTCGTGGCGCTGGAACGACCCCACGCTCTTCGCGGAGGCCCCGCTCCTCCTGGCCGGTGACAGCGCCGGCAAGCTCTACACGCTCGGGGCCCAGACCTTCAACGGAAGCGTGATCAACAGCTTCGTGACCTTCGACCGCCGGGCTACGCTGGACGGGATCAATCGCGGGCTCATCTCGCGTATCTACCCCTTCGTGGTTTCGCCGGATGGTGGAACCTTCAACCTCTCCGTCACGCTCTACTGCGCGGACCACGCACAGGGCCCCTACACGATTGCCCAGACCGACAGCTTCGACATTTCCCTGCCCGAGGGCCGCCACTTCACCACGCCCTATCGCCGGGGCCGCTTCTTCGGGGTCTCCTTCGGGAGCAGCACGCTCAACGCAACGTGGTCGCTCGCCGGCTGGGATCGCGAAGTCAAAGTAGGAGGCCGCCGCTAATGTCGCGCCGCAAGGGTCAAGGAGTTTCCGAGCACGAGGCCACGGTGGCCCGCGTAGAGGCGGAGAACAAGAAGGCCGACGACTGGTTCGCGGTATGCCGGCACTGCGGCAGGGGGCTCTCGGGCACCCTCACCAAGTTGAAGGAACATCAGTGTGAAGCAGCTCCCGAACAACCCAAGCCTGCCTAACGCGGCCCAGGCCAACCCTGGGTTCCTCAACGCGCTCGTCAACCGGCTCGTCCAGGTGCTTAGCGAAATCTCGCGCGCCGTCAACACGAAGCAGGAGGTCGGTGACCCGCTGCCGGCCCCTCCGTACCTCAAGACCGCGCTTCCGAGCGCAGCCGTAAACGCTGGCAGCCTTATTTACGTCACGGATGAGGCTGGCGGGGCCACAATCGCGTTCAGCGACGGGACCAACTGGAGAAGGGTACAAGACCGGAATATCGTGTCATGAGTAAAAAGGTTTACGCGGATAAGAAAGCCCGCAGAAAACATCACTACCTTAAAGATAGAGAAAAGCATCTTGAGCGGGCCCGGCAATATAAAGCCAAGAATAAGGATAGGATCAAGGCATATAATCGTGCAACGCAGCTTATGCGGCATTACGGTTTGACCCTAGACGCATTTGAGGCCTTATGGGTAGAGCAAGAAGGGCTTTGTGCTATATGCCTTAGTGGATTAGAACGGAACCATAAGACGCATGTAGATCATGACCATGAAACCGGACAGGTGCGGGGCTTACTTTGTCGAGGCTGTAACAGCGGGCTTGGAATGTTTCATGATGATCTGCTGAGGGTTACTAGGGCGGTGGAATACCTAAAGAGGCATTGTCGCGTTCAGGATCGGAATGTGGTATCATAGCGGGATGGACAACCTCCTGGGCCGCCGCACGGCTAACGGCTATGTCGATTTTGGGGCCAACCGCGTTCCCCAGCTCCCGCAATGGATCGGGCTGACGGATCGCGTCTCCGGCATCGTGTGGTATCTCTCGCACAGCGAGGACCTGGGCTACGTCGAGCTGACGGACGAGCGCCCCGCTTCGCTGGACCATAGCGACGACGCCGTGATCTACCCGGCTTTCGAGGAACCCTTCGTTCCCGGCTTGCCGAACGTCCGCCTCATCGTGGAAGGTGGCCTGCTTGGCATGTCGGTCGAGCCCGCGCCTAGCTACATCGTGTCCAGGGCCAATGCGAGGCTGATGACCCGACGCGAGTTTAAACGCACCATCATCGAGATTGCGGCTCCGCCCGGCTGGCGTGAGCCCCAGACCCTCCAGTACGAGGCCGTGAGCACGCAATGACGACCTACCGCTTCGCCCGCCTTGAGGACGTTGACGCCTCTGCCGCCCAGGCTGCCGCACAAGCGGCTCAGGACGCCCAGGCCGCTGCGGAGGCTGCCGCCGCTGCTGCCGGGAACCCGCGCTGGAGCCTTGAGGAAAGCTCGGGCTTCCTCCAGCTCACGAATGACGAAGCCTCGCCGGCCGCATGGAAGGTCTACGGTGTAGACGGCTCCGGTGTCCGGGGATGGCGGGACCCTCACGTTACCGTAGGCCAGATTGAAGCGTCCGGGACCCCCGGACCCAGCACCTTCCTCCGTGGTGACGGAGAATGGGTTACGGTTCCGGGCGACATGCTGGCGTCCGTCTATGATCCCAATGGTCATGCCACCGACGCCTTTGCCTTCGCCAACATGACGGGCACGGTGAGCATCGCTCAGCTCGGGGCCAGCGGTACGCCAAGCAACACCACGTTTTTGCGTGGTGATGGTGTCTGGGCCCCCGGTGGTGGTGGTGGTGGTGGCAGCGGGGATATGTCCAGCGCGGTCTACGACCCGAACGGGATCGCGGCCGACGCCTTCGATATGGACAACATGGTCGAGGGCACGAACACCAAGATTATGACGGCGGCCGAGCGTACCCAGCTCGCTGGGCTTACGGGCTCTTATCAGCCCCTCGATAGCGATCTGACTGCAATCGCCGCGCTTACTACGACCAGCTTCGGCCGCTCGTTCCTTGACCGGGCCGATGCGGCTGCCGGCCGCACGCTCCTGGGGCTCGGGACTTCGGCCGTGATCGATACGGGCACGAGTGGGACCAAAGTCCCCCTGCTCGACGGGGCGAACACCTGGAGTGCCAACCAGACCCTCTCCGGTAAGCTGTGGCAGGGCGGCATCTCCGCCGCAGCTCAGGGCACGAACCTTTCGGGCTTCGCCAGCTCTACGGCCGGAGCCTCGCTCGTTGTCGAGAACACGAGCGCCAGCGGCTCGGGTGGTGGCGGCGGCTTCCTCGCCTACAGCAACGACGGCGCGGCGATGGCGTCTGGCGACCGGCTGGGCTTCTTCCTCTTCGGCGGCTCGTCCAGCGCCAGCTCGATCCGCAACACGGCCGGTGTAGCCGGCTTCGCCTCTCAGGCGTGGGTCGATGCCAGCGCCTACGGTACGCGGCTGGAGTTCCTGACGACCGCGAATGGGGGTACGAGCCGCACGACCAAGCTGATCCTCGGCAACAGCGGCCTGCTCGTCTTTGGTGCGACCGAAGCGAACAGCGTTCCGGCTCTCAAGCCGTCGAGCGCCGTGCTCCAGGTCCGACTTGGTGATGACAGCGCCTTCGCTGATATCGCGGTCAAAGGCATCGCGGTCAACTCGGGCACCCTGACCGGCTTCACGTCGGGCTCGTCCCTGCTCAAGGGTGACGGCTCGGGCGGCTTCGCCTCCGCTACGGCCGGCATCGAATACCGGGATCGCCTTACGGCTGACCGGACCTATTACGTTCTGACGACCGGCAGCAATAGCAACAACGGCCTCGCGAATACTGCCGGCGGTGCTTGGCTGACCCTCCAGTATGCTGTCGATTACGTTCTCGACCGCCTCGACCTCAACGGGTATAACTGCACGATCCAAGTCGGCTCGGGAACCTATACGACTGGCGTCACGATCCTGGGCAAGCGCCCTGTCGGCGGCCTCTTGAAGCTCAAGGGCGACACCACGACCCCGAGCAACGTCGTCATTTCGGTGACGGGTGGCCAGTGTATCGATCTGCGCCGGGGCACGGGAATGTACATTGAGGGCTTCAAGCTCTCGACCACGACCAGCGGCAATTGCTTGCATATCTCCAGCCAGTCGTACCTGGGCATTACCGGGAACATGGAGTTCGGCGCTTGCGCCGGCATCCATATCACGGCTGACCATGAGAGCTGCATCGGCATCTCGGCCTCCGCCTACTCTATCACCGGCGGAGCCACGACGCACTGGAACGCCAACAACAATTCGGACATTGAGGTCGTCCAGGGCCCGCCGGCCATCACGATCACCGGCACTCCTACCTTCACGCAGTTCTATGCCTATGATCGCGGCGGTGGGATCGAGAACGACGCCACCTTCACTGGCTCGATCACCGGCTTGCAGGGTTCGCAAGGTGCGACGGGCTGGATACGCAGCTCGACCACGATCCCCGGCTCCGGCGTAAGCTACGCGGACCGCACGGTTGGCAACGTGTTCATGCCGACGATTGGCAAGCAGCTCGTCATTGGTGCTGCCGCATCGCAGTCGATCAGCGCAGTCACCCCGGCCAACCAGACGCACGGCGACAGCACGAACGCTGCCGCTGCGGCGGTCTATCGCTGGTCCAACGACACTGGCCCGGCCCGAAACTTCCTGGTGAAGTCGCGCGGAGCGGCTATCGGGACGAACACCATCGTCCAGAGCGGCGATACCCTGTCGGAATGGATCACCTACGGTGCAAACGGCACGGGCTTCAACCCGGCTTCGTCCGTCCGCACGACTTCGGACGGCACTCCCGGCGCGTCCAACGATATGCCGGCCAAACTGGAGCTTATGGTCACGGCAGATGGCTCCGGTGCGCTCGGCACTGGCCTCACGGTACGCCAGAACAAGGCCATCGAGTTCCCGTCTATCTCCACGACGGCTTCGGCGGCTAACGCCTTCCTCGACAGCGCGGCGAACAACAATCTCCTGCGCTCGACCTCTTCGCTCCGCTACAAGACCGACGTGGAGCCGATTGAGTATGCTCGGGCTGAGGCCTTCCTCCTCCGGGCCAAGCCGATCTGGTATCACTCGCGGGCCTCGGCCGACAAGCTGGAGAGCGGCGACGCCAAGTCCTTCTACTCCTTCGGTGCTGAGGACCTTGCGGCCATCGACCCCCGCCTCGTTTATTGGGGCTATCACGACGACGACTACGAGGTCACGGTAGAGGACGACACGGAAGTCCGTACTCTCCGCCCTGATGCGAAGCCCTCTCCCATGGGCCGCGACGATGGTGCAATCATCGCCTTCCTTACGACCCTGGTCCAGGACCTTGCCGCCCGGGTGGCGAAGCTGGAAGCCAAGAAGAAATGATGGTAGAATAAGCCCATGGCTATCGAAACCGCGACCTATGTCAACGACCTCAACTCGGCCAACCCGGGGGCTACTGACGTTGCCCAGCAGGGCGACGATCATATCCGGCTGATCAAGGCCGCGCTCAAGACCACGTTCCCGGGTCGGGATCATGTGGACTATCTCGCGTCGGTCGTGGCCAAGACCTCCAACTTTTCCGTGGACCAGGACCAGCGGGGCTACCCGGTCGATGCGACGGGAGGCGCGGTCACGGCGGCCCTGCCGGCCTTCTCCTCGATCTATGACGGGTACGAGATCACGGTCTGGAAAACCGACGCCTCGGCCAATGCGGTCGTGCTGGACGGCTCGGGTTCGGAGCAGATCGAGGGGGCGACCACGCTCTCGCTCGGCTCTCAGTGGGCCGGCGTCACGCTCCGCGCCGACAAGACGGGGACGCAGTGGCGTATCGTTGCGCGTTGGGGTCGCGTGCTCGCGGCCTACGGCATCACGGCTTCGTTCACGGAAACGTGCGATGAGCCGATCTACATTGCCCAGCCCCAGGCCAAGACCTACCGCATCGTCATTGACCGCAAGTTCGCCGGCACCATCCTGGAGATGACGGGGCGAACGGAGAGCGGTTCGGTCACGGCCCAGCTCCAGAACGCAGGCGTGAACGTCGGTTCGGGGCTTGCCTGTACCACGGCAGAGGCCAGCACGACCTACAGTACCGGCAACACCTTCGCGGCCGGCGACGATTGGACCATCGTCCTTTCCTCGATCACTAGCGCCCTGGGCCTCTCGCTCAACATCAAGTATACCCGGGTGATTTCGATTTGATCCGCGCCCCTGTCCACTTCCTGCGCCGTCCGGTCCTTGTCCCGGCCTATGTGAAGTTCGATGATGCGGCCTATGACCGTGTGATGGAGCAGCTTCGGGCCGATGAGGCCCTGCGGCTCGTTACCTTCATCGACGGCTCGGTCCCCGGCTCGCAGGTTGTCCAGGGCTCCTCCCTCAGCTTCACCGTCCCCCTCTTCGCCTCCCTCGTAATCGAGGGCTATGGCCCAGGTGGCGGTGGCGGTGGCGGCAACTCTGCGTCAAGCGGCTTGGGCACTACGCCCAGCAACACGACCGTCGCTGAGCTTTCGCTTACCGCAGGCGCGGGAGAGGGCGGCAAGAACACCTGGGGCGGAGGCGACCGCCCCGGTAACGGTGGCACGGCGACCGGGGGCGATATCAACACGTCCGGCATCCGGGGCGACTACCGCGACAATGCTTGGGGCGGCAAGGGCGGCAATGCCCCTGTCGGTGGAGCCCTTGGCGGTACAGGCTCCCATAGCGGCAGTGGCGGGGATGGCGGTGATCCCGGAGCCGGTGGCGGCGGTTGCGCGTACAAGAGCGGTGATGAGGTTGGCCATGGCGGGGGCTCAGGGGCCTATCTCAAGAAAACCCTCTCCCCCGGACAGATCACGCCGGGCACCATCCTCTCGCTCGTAGCCCCTGTCGGCGGGGCTGGTGGCCTGGGGTCCTTCCACGGCGGCCAGGGCGGCGACGGCAAACTTTCACTTGCTTGGACCTGACCCTATATAAGGGGGTCGTTTAAACAAGGAGAGCCCCCATGCCCGCCATTCGGATCACCGACCCCCGCTTCCTCCTCTTGCCGCAAGCCCAGGACCTCTTCCGGGCCGCCTATGAGCAGGACGGGTTCAACCCGCAAGTGTTCGACAAGCATCCCGAGGCCTTCGTAGCCCTCATTTCAGACCTTGAGCACAACGGGGTCTTTGTCGGCATAGATGAGGCTAACAATATCTGTGCCCTCGGCATCGTTATTCTCCCCTCCAGCCCGCTCTTCCCTATTCCCCAGGCCGTCATGTTCTACAACGACGGGGACGCAAGCGTTGCGGATGAGGTCCTTCGCGCCGGTGTAGACTTCGTGAAGGCTGCGGGGTATAATAAGGGCTGGGCCATCAACGCCTCGGGCAAGTCGGATGCTGTCTGGTCCCGCTCGTTTAAACAGGCCGGTACTGTCTCCAAGGTCGGAAGCATCATGCAGATCGACTTCGCGGAGACCTAAGATAGGGTAATCGCGAAGTGCAGCTCTTTGGTGGTAGCTCCTCCTCTTCGACCCCGAAGGATATGACGCCCCCGGAGGTTAAAGCCCTCCGGCAAACGTTTGCCAAGACCCTCCAGTCTGTCCTCCAGGGCGGCTCCGCAGGCACCACGGCACTCTCGGGCATCCCCGGCTACAATGGCCCGCTTGTCGCGCCGATCACAAGCGGCGAACAGAGCCAGCTCGACCGCATCTCCGCGATGGGTGCCGACCCGTCCTCTTCGGACTACCTCAAGAGCGTGCTCGCGGGCGACTATCTGCCCGGCGGATCGAAGGCCAACCCCTTCCTCCAGGCCACGATTGAGGCGGCCCAGCGCCCGACCCTCCAGGGGCTTGAGGAAACCCTCGGTCGTACCCTCCCGTCCCGCTTCGTGCTTGGCGGCCAGGGCACCCAGCCCAAGACCTCCAGCGCCTTCGACCGGGCCGCCGCCCTCGCCACGACCGGCGTCGCGCAGTCGCTGGGCGATATCGCCTCCCAGATCAGCTTCGGGACGCAGACCGCCGAGCGGAGCAACCAGCAGCAGGCTGTTCAGCTCAACCAGCAGCAGACCCAGAGCGCGATTGACAACCTCAACGCACAGGCTCTCCCGCGCCTCATCCAGGAGCAGGGGATCGAGCAGGGCATCACGCAGTTCAACAACCGCCTGACGGCTCTCCTCCAGGCCCTCGGTGTGGCGACGAACACTCCGCTCCAGACCGTGGCGAACAGCTCGCAGAGCCAGTCCTACCCGGGCATCTTCTCCGCGCTCTTCCCCAAGGGGCTCTAAGCGATGGCTTCACCGTTCTCTCGCCTCCTCAATCCTGATCAGGCCGGGACCTTCACCGGCTTCCTCGGCCGGGTCACGGGCCAGCAGTCGATGCTCGATTATCGGGCGAATGCGCTGGCCAAGCTGTCCGAAATCCAGCAGAACGACCCCAATCCGGGCTCCGCGCTGATGAAGCTCTTCGGCACGCCGGAGTTTCACGACGCCTTTGCCCGCGATCCCGACTTTACCAGCACGATCACGGACCTCATCAAGACCGCTCAGGTCGGCCGGGCCCAGATGAAGCCGACCGATATGGAGGCCAACCTCCAAGGCGCAGGCATCCCCGCCGGTTCGCCGGAGGCTCAGCAGGCCTACAAGATCAAGCTCGGTCTCGCTCCCGAAGCTGGGCAGCCGACAGAGTTCCAGAAGCTCGCTGATATCGCCGGCCTCAAGGGTGACGACCTCCGCAAGGCGGCCCTGGTCAAGCTGACCAAGCCGGGCGATCCGACCCAGCAGCAGCAGGCCGTCCAGGCGCTCTATGATGCCGGCGTGATTGACGATCTTACGGGCCAGAAAATCCTCGCCGGCGTGCTGCGCCCGATTGAGAACAAGGACCAGTTCGGCCAGCCGACCGGGACCTTTACCATCGTAGACCTCACCGACCCGAACAACCCCGGGGCGATCCCGCTCCGCCCGACCCAGCCCGGTAACAAGGTCCAGGCCCCGACCCAGGACCTCCCGGACGGCTCGCAGGCCGTGACGCCGCAGCCCAGCGAAGCCAGCGATAGCGGCCAGCCGGCTACGGAGACCGGAAAGTTCGCCCTGACCCTCGACCGTACCCCGCCTGCGTTGCGCGGCATGTTTGCCAACGCCTCGGCGGCGACTGGCGTCCCGGCAGACCTTCTCGCCTCCCAGGCCTATTTCGAGAGCCGCTTCCGCAACGTCACGTCGCCGGCTGGGGCCAA